TAATAACCCTCATAACAAGTGATATGAGTCTCTTCAATAGAATTAGGAGTGATCTTCAAAGAGATAGATCTTTGAAGTAAAATTATTCTAATTTACGCAGTAGATTCCTTAGGCGATCCTGGGAATCTACTGCTTTTTCTATTACAGTGTTTGTTTCTACTGTATCTGATACTTGACTTTTTTGCTTTAATTTTTCATACAAAGATGATGTAGTTTGATTATCGTCTTCATCATCTTCTAGATCTGTTATTCTTAAACTGTTAATATCAAATCCAAAATCCAACTTTTGCCCAACTGCACTAGAAGAACGTGTTTTCATAAACTGTATTTGTACCCTACCACGTTCTCTCATTGCCCTACTAGAAAATATACCTATAACATTGTCAGCGGTTTGTATTTTACTTAACCCTCCCGCAATATGACTATGATCAAATTCTATTTCGTCTACTGCTCCTCGGTTTAACTGACTTGCTGTTACAAATAAAAAGTTACCTTCTAATGCAAAATTACGTAATTCTTCCGATACTAATTTATCTTTAGTATATAAATCGCCTACACTAATTTTTCTATTCAGCGGCATCATAAGATCTAAATAATCTAACAATACACAATCCATAACTGTGTTTGTTTCAATCTGAAATTCTTTTAAGAATACTCTTATATCATTTACAGTACAACCATTTGGTAACTGTACTACTTGTAATCGTCCTGCATTCTTTCCTAACAAACGAACTTTTAAGTCTACATCTTCAAGATTTTTAAACAACTCTTTTGTTGACATGTCTGTATGCATTGCATCCATTCGCATACTAGTTAACTGCTCTGATAATTCTAAGGATACATATAATACATTAAGTCCTAACTTGGCCCAATTAATTGCTAAATTTTGTAAGAATATACTTTTACCTGCTCCACTGCCTCCTGCAAAAATATTCAACTCACCTTTATTAAATCCACCAAACAACTTCTTATCTAATGTAGTCCATCCAGTAGATGTTTGCCCATGATTGTCTTGTATGTCCTTTAATCTTTTAGCAGGATTTTCCCAATAATCTATTCCAAACTCTCTTGCCAATCCTATTTGTACTGCATCATTTATTAATTTTTCTACTGTACCATATTCTTGATTTTCTAGTTTATCATAACTTTTTAAAATTGCTTGTTCTAATGCTTTATGTTTACAAAACTGTTCAAACTCATCTAAAAACCAGCCTTCATATTTTTCGGTAGCACTTGTCATGTCTCCCAATTTAATTTGTGTCGTTGCTTCTACTTGATCTTTAGTCGGAACAGCAGAATACTTGTCTGCATGTTTCATTACAAATTTTACACAATCACGTAATTCATGATCAAAATAATCACTATCTAAAATACCTCTGCATCTTGCATAAAGGTCATGATTCTTTAACAAAAATTCAATAAATAATTTTTGTAGTTCTGCACTATATTCTTTTGTTTCTGCCATAATCTAGTTACAATACTTTTTTGTAAGTACTTTAATTTTTCCTTGATTAGTTTCTGCACACTCTATTATACTTTTTAGTGCAAATAACTTTCCATATTTTACTACTGCATCCGATACATCCTTACAATCTTTCCATGGAGGGAAACTTACTGCCCATTTTCTTTTTCTTGCAATAGCCACCAATCTTGCTCCAGCATGATCTCTATCTGGACACAGTATTATTTTCTTGCCTAACTTTTCTATAATTTTACACTGTGTTTGATTTGCTAAATTAGATGTTACTGCAACTCCATCTACTGTTAATGCATCCATGGGCCCTTCTACTACTATCACATATTTTCTCTCGTGTACTTGTGCATCTAAATTAAACACAAAGTCTTTTGGTTGTTGTGTATAAAACTTTGGTAAACTATCAGGGCGTGAATCTCGAGATGCCCATCTTGCAGTATATCCTACCGCCTTTCCTTTATATACATAAGGTATAAACAATCGTTTGTTTAACTGAAATGTATTATTGTTACACCAATATAATCTTTTATCTTGTGTATTAAATCCTCGCTTTGTTAAAAATTCAATTACATGGGAGCAATTTACTTCATCATGATATTCATTTTCAGGATCATTATAACCAAAATTTAATTGTTGAATCCAATTAAGTAATGGTTGTGATACTTTAGGTAATTCTATTTCCGGCCAATTAAATTTTATAGGTTCTTCTTCTGCCGCCTGATATTCAAATTCTTGAAAAACTTCTTGCTCTGTTGCTAGTTGTAATTTTAATCGTTGTATGTCTGCTGTATCTGCACCTAATATTTCCAATAACTTTTGAAGTCTAGCAGTTATATGCCTACCAGCAGACCAGCCAGTTTTATAACCACAATTAAAACAATTATATTGAAATTTATCTACATCAAAAAAGAAACCCCCTCGTCCTCTTTTATCTGGTCGAGGTTGCCCATTATGAATACACATTGGACAATTGCCACTTAACCAGCCGCTAGGTGTTTTACGAAATCCATAGGGTATGTATTGCTGTACAAACTCCAGAACTAAACTCATACTACTAGTTTAATGTCTATATAGAATTTTGTCAATTGTTCCAGTATTAGCAGAATCTTCTTCGTAATAAAATCTAATCCATGCTATGTTTCCACTAAAGTTAAAAGCATCTACTCCAGAAAATGCAGTAAAAAGAGCATAAGGATTAGCAAGTGATAAATCTAATGTGAACCAATCACTAGAATCGTTACCGATAAGATCTAATGTACCTTCTGCATATAATTTACCGGTAAAATCGGTAGCATATACAGCAAATGTATGTAGTCCTGTTTTATCATGTTTTCTAGCATCGCCTTCTACTACACTTGTAAAAAATTTACCAGTACCGCCCAATTCGGTAAATGTAGATAATGTTGTACTATCAATTAATGTTGGTAATTCTGTATCTAAAATTTCTACTGTCCCACTTACTCGTTGATTATAGTCTGAATATAATGGTCTTACAATATCATCAGCATCTTTAACTGTAACAGTAAGATAATATAATCCTGATTCTAATTGTCTTATATCTTTTTCTGCTAATGATAATTGAGCTGCACCATTGTATTCATCTGTTAATAACAAAGGTTTACTAATAGTAGATGTTTTATCCTGTGTTTTTGTTAGATTGGCTGTTAGATCAAATCCATTTAGATTCATGGGTTTTCTATCTTGATCCTTAATCCGAAAAGATATTAAACTGTCTGTACTTTTATAAATTTTAACGGGTCTATTATTCATGGGCAAATTTATTGTCTTAGAATTATCGTTTATATAAGTATAGACTCTCTCTTCTTGATAATTGTAAAATTCAATTGTTCGAGGCATATATTTATATCCATCCTTAATAACTCCACTTGTATTTATGCTAAATATTATTAAAGCATTATGAGTACATCGATCCCCAATATATATCAAAAACTATTAGATTCGTTTCCTTTTTTAAGTTTTTGCACTCACGGTAACAACGAATTCATTGGCATTATACAAAATATGGATAATGTTTTGTGTTCTATGTACATATATGAAAACATTCAGCAAGAAGAAGGAAAAAAGTTATTCTTAGAATTGGGCGACGAATGGTGGTGGGGATCAAATAGACTAATTCCTATTAATATTGTATTGGGCGATCGCTTTAGACCATTTACATCTATCTTACGAACATTTAATGCCAAAGACTTTACATTAGTTCATGGTCATAGTATTAGTTTACAAAACATAATGCAAAAACGAATTAAACGGCGTCAAATACAACTAGTTCGTAAAATGAGTTAAACTTCTAAAACAGAATCTATTCTTTTAGTACCAAACACATCATCACACATATGACACTTGTAACATTGATTTTTACAATTCTTTAAAACCTTTGCTAATTTAATGGCTTCTTTACTGTTCCAAAAATGTGTAATTAAATTATCTTTAATCTCGTCTATATCTGTAGTTGTAGGAAAGTCCTTCTTTATGCAACTAATACTAAACCACATGTGAAGGGGTGCTAAATTATTTTCATATATTGTTTTAAAACTATCAGCTGAGAAAGATCTACGTTTTGTTTCTATTGCGTAAAGTAGTTTATCTCCTTGGTCAGCATCATCTAGATTTTTTAATCTTCCAGATAGTTTAAATATGTCTACTAACTCTGCAAATTCATCCCAATCTTTATTAGAGTGGATAATAAGGTCTGTACTTGTTCTTGGATTAGTAACACCGGGTTCTAAATGTTTACCGTCGGGGCCGGAATGTAATTCTAATTCGTTTCTCCAACCAACACATGTATCACCTATCATTTCCCAATAACTATGTCCCGACCCTGCTAGTTCTCCACTTTGCCAACAGTCATGTTCTGTTTTAAACGGACATTCGGGCAAACAACTTTCAAAAACTAAAAGACAAGTTTTTATACCCAACCTGTCTGCTTCCTTTTTTACTTTTCTTAATTCACCACGATTCCTATTAAAGTCTCTATCTAACTGAACTGTTGTATAACCTAAATTAGCATAATCAATAAACTGTTGCGTAGTTCTTATTCCATGGTTAACTGTATTCTTCCAATCCATTTCCGGAAATGTTTCTTGCAATACTCCCAATCGCATTAAATGAGTGTGGCTTATTGTACAACTTCGAACACCATCTGCATAATATTTTCCTATAAAATCTACAAAGTCTTTTGTGATGTCTGGACGAAGCATATGCATTGGTCTATTCATTTCATTAATTGTTAACGAAATAGGAATGCCATACTTTTCTTGAATTGTTAATAAGTTTTTATAGTGTGCTTCGGATGCATCTACTCCCATAGTATTACCATATCGTAACCCAGACGAATGATAAAAAGTAGCACCATAGTAAATATCGTAAATTTCGTTTTTGTATTGCTCAGAGGAATTTTCAAAACATCGTAAATAGAGATCTTCAGAAGGTGTACTATCCCAATGTCCTATTGAGAATTTTTTGTTATATAGTTCTTTCATAATAAGTTCATGTGTACAATTACCAAATGTGCATATGCAATTGCATGTGATTTTTTAAAGTAATAAGTATCATCTGTTGGCTTCTTCCAAACTTCTTCAAATACCTTATCCCAACTTTCTCCTAACAAATATCGCTTTGCAGGACGTATTATTGCCAATATTGCCGCCAGTTGTTCTACTGTTTCTGGCTTCATTTGTTTTATAATATCATAATGATTACTTATATGTATTAACTGCTCTGTGAATTCTTTTTCTAATAATCTATGCCATGGCGGTTCTATTAACATCAACTCTACTAGATGCTGTTCACTAGTTACTTGATTATATACACCCACATTAAGAATATCTAATTTAAAAAATCCTTCCTCTTCTGCTTCTTTATGATCTATAGTTGCTAATCCTGTAATAGGATTTTTGGGCATCTTATGAAAGTATACACCTGTATTATGCTTAACAAACCCTTTATCTTTAGTCAATGCCGCAGGAGTATGTTTAAACAAATTTAAAACAGTGTCGCGATTTGCTACATCAATATCAATATCTGTTGTAGATTTCATCAGTCTCTATCTATATCTGGTTCATCGTTATTATCGATATAGTCGTCATCAGTTGTTTTTGTATGGCCGCACTCTAATATACGTTTTGCAAACAATGCGGCATTAACTGCACCATGCTTTCCTATAGACATACATGCTACCGGAACACCTCTTGGCATTTGCGATATGCTTAACAAACTATCCATTCCATTTAACCCTGAATTCATTGGCACACCTATAACAGGTAAATCTGTATATGCGGCAACAACTCCGGGCAATGCGGCTGCCATACCTGCCGCGGCAATAATGATTTTATTACCCCGTTGTTTGGCATTAAGAACCCATGTTCTAACTTTATCGGGATCGCGATGTGCTGATGCTACAATTATATCAAATGATATATTGTGTTCTTTTAACGTTTCAACACAATGATTCATTACTTCTGAATCAGATGCACTGCCCATTATAATACCTACTCGTCTTAAAATAGCCATTATGTTTTCCTTTTTGGTTTTTTATAATATCCAGTTCTTATATAGTTTACTAAATCTTCTAATATTTTATCAGACGAAACAGACCAATTTACTCCACAACCTCGTAAATAGTTTTCTGCTCCGCCCCTATCTAGTGGACTTTTAGAATACCTATTAATAATTTTATTCTTGATCAGTATTTTACTAAGATCTTCTTTTAATAACTTAACTGATTCCTGCTTCTTTAAAGACATGTTCTACCCATGTTGAATCCTTCTCATTGGTGCTTATTTTTTTCTGCCAATAACTAGGATCTATATAATCTGCTATCATTTGTATTTGCTCTTCTGACATCCTGTCTAATAACTTTTGTGCACCTGGACAACTATAAAGTATCCATGGAGAAATTCTTCCTGACTTAATCATATGCACAGACATATTAGTAGATACTTTATTAAAGAAGTTAGTCCAATCTTCATTGCATTCTGAAGACCATTCTTGCATTAATATTATACTTCGTTCTACTGCTCTATCAACAGACTCCCTTTTCATTAAGTCACAAATATATTCATTGTATACAGAATCTTTACTCCAATCATCTATTCGTACACCCATTCGTAAAACAAAATCTATAAATGCTTCTGGATTAATTGCATTTATATCTATAATGTACTTTCCAAACTTAACAAATGCCTTGTAATATTTTGAATCAGCAAATTCGTCATATGTTTTATCATTTTTTGCATTAGTGTTATTTGAATAAAAATTTTGATATGCCCTAAATCCTAATTGAACATGCCTGTCGCCTTTAACCATATGGCGCCGCTTTTGTTCACACATGTGAACAGCCAATGTTTGTTCTCGCACAAATTCACGTTCACAATAACCACATTTATTCATTAGTTGAATATTTTCTTAATTTCGTTATCTTGCAATCCTAGATCTTCTGCATACTGTTTTAATTCTTTTGTAGAATTTAACTCTGTCAAAAGTTCTATTTCGTCTTCTTTTAAATGTTTATGTACATCTGCTAACCAAGTAGTTAGTCTATTTTTCTTAATTCCTTTACCTGGTTTAACCCATGGATGAAATTGTTTTTTTCCTACACCACATAGTGCCATTAATTTATATTGTAATTCTCCATGGTGCCTGATATCATTAAAATTAACATTAACAAATTCATTAATGGCTGTTAGATAATGATAGTTTATCTTCTTTTCTTTTGAACTACAACAACTAACATATCGCATATATATCCAAGCAGAAAACGCATTCTTTTGTTCTTCTGTTAATGAATCCCAAAAAGACTTGTTTCGTTTATCTACTGCTTCTAATATTTTACCTAGCGGTATATTTTTATCATCCTTCTTCATTATTACTATTATATTACCAAATTTGATTTAAATCAAGTACATCTGGTACTTTGTTTGTTTCTTTTATAAAATAAGCAACAGGATCATTTTTCTTTTGGCCAGTAGGAACAGCAAGAATATGCCCATATTTTAATTTAGGAAATACCCATTTTACTTCGCTATATATATTAACTATGTCTACTGGTTTAAATGATATTTGATAATCACTAAGAGGGTTATAACAAAAAGCATCAAATCCCCTATCATTAATATGTAATATAGAAATAACTTCCGGATCACCTACTTCGACATCTCCTATAACCAACGACCAGTCAATTGGCATTGTAAGTTGTCGTCCACCTATACTTAATACGGCTGCCGGAGCATTAAATGATTCTAAAAATATTAAAGGCACAAATATATAATCTACAAATGTAGGATCACTATAATCCATAACACAATATCTAATATCTTCTACCTCTTCGGGTATATTGTTTAATTGATATGGTTCGTTTTCTACTGTTAAAATTAACATCTATAATCTACCTTGTTTATATTGAAAGGATACTTTGCTTCATTATAAAACTTTTTTCTTTTGGCTAAATGTCTTTTAGAAAATTTGGCCGTCGAGGTGATGTCCCAGATCTGTACAAAATCCTTGTCCTCTGCTTTACGAATGCCCCGTCCGATACTTTGAATAACTCGTACAAAACTCTTCCCAGACTCAACAAGAACAAGATTGAAAATCCTAGGGATATTAATACCGACAGAGGCAACACCATAAGTAGCAATAATAATCTTATTGTCACTATCTTGAATTTCATCATAATGCTCTCTCCTTTCATCTGTTTTCACTGAGCCTGATATAAAAACAGAAGTATCTACTCTTTCTGTTAATCCCTTGCCCGTTTTTATTCTGTCTATTAATACAAGAGTATTACCAGATTCAGAAATACTTTTTATCAAGCCTGCCATATAATCCAATCGTTGTTTATCTCCAACCAAATAAGATAGTTCACTTTGATAATTTTTATATACAGCCGTTTCTTCTAGTTGTATAATATTTACTTCACAGTTGGCTAAAACTCCTTTATCTTGTAATTCTGCCGCACCCAATCGATGTATAACATCTCCAATACTTGCTTTAAGACTAACTTGCTCATGTTCTTCTTTTGGTATTGTTCCTGTTAGTCCCCATCGTAAAGGAACTTTAGCAAATACACTTGTTAATAACTTTTTAAGAACATCTGCTTTAACCATATGTGCTTCATCTACAATTACACATATAACATCCTCTGCAAAATCTATAATACTAACATCACTTAATCCATCTCGGAAACGCTTCTCCATTATGTTTAAACTTTGCCATGTACATATCATATGAGTATGTCCAAAGTCTTTTCTATCACCAAAATACACTCCGGTATCCAGTCCTAATGCCTTGTAATCCGCTTCTGTTTGCTTCACTAGTGACTTGTTTGGTACTATGACTATACTACGCCCCCATGGCTCGATTAAATTGCTTAAAGACGCCGTTATGAGCGTCTTACCGGCCCCTGTAGCGACTTCTTGAAGTGCATGTGGGCTCTTTAAAAACTTATTAATAACTTCTACTTGATAATCACGCAGTACAATAGGTTGGCCTGCGGCAGTATGTTTCTTTGGCCAAGTATACTCACTAAAATGATCCTTATCAATAGGATCAAATTTAAAGTCAAACGGTTCGCGTTTATCTTCTATTTCTATATCATAATGATTAAGAAAGGGTAATATACGATCGAGTAAATTAAGAAATGTCATACCTCCTACAGTAAAGAACGACACACATCCATCCCATCTACCTAACTTATAAGACGGAACATGATATGCATAAGGTAAGAAAAACTTTAACTCTTTTTCTAACTTACGACGAATGGGTGGATCTAACCCATCAAACTTAATATTAACTTCGTCTCTTATGATTAGTTTACATTGCTTCATACAACTATTATTATACACTCTATTTGTTAATTACACAAGAAAAGCGGGGAAGTTCCTTCCCCGCTCCATGAAACCAGATATGTTATTATTATTTTAGTGGTGTGTGCTATCTGGCTTTCATTCTTCAACTACCTCTCGTTTCATACAAGTCATTTCGGCTAGCCGCTTCCACTTCTCATTTTTGGGAGCCATTTTAAACAAGTCTGCAATTTTGAGTACCATTCTCAGTGATACTTCGCGCAGCTTTTCCTTATTATCGTCTATGTATTTAACGATCATTTCCTTTTCGCCTTCAGCAAGTTTATGATCATCTAGCATACCGTCTCCAACAACCTGTTTAATACGGAGCATCTTGTCACGCATTGTATCAAGTGTCAAATCCAAATAATGACAACGAGACAAAATCGCTTTCAAGTGATCTTTAACTTTACCTAACCTTCCACCACTAACCATATTATCAAATTTAAGGTTGGATATGAAAATTATTGATCCGTTGAATTCGTAATAGTCTGGAACTCCTGTGCGCCGTAACATAGACGAATCAGCATTCCAAAACAGTCGACGTTTCTTACCACTGTCCAATGCACCCTTTAAAAGGTTCAGTGCCAATTCATCGAACAGTATAGTGTCACAGTCATCAAGTACTAATACTTTACCCTTGTCGGACCAATTATATAACAAAGTATAAAGACCGATGGGCGTCATTGCACCTTTTATGATATCATACTTAATTGGCTGACTACCTATCTTGTTAAAGATGTTAGCCTTCTCAAGTACTGCTTCAACTCCAAATGACTTGCCTACTCCTGGAGGACCCGATACAATCATACCACGGACTGTGCCTTCCATTGTGGCCTCAGTCATTTCGTCCAGGATTTCAAACCGCTCACGAATTTCTTTCATTCGCTCTTCGTCGGTTTGTTCAAGTTTTTCTTTTACTTCTTTTGGAACAAGTGGCTCATATCCTTTCCGATCAAGTTTGATCCGAATTTTTCTGTCTGGATATCCAGCAACCCTAGATCCATCAACTGTAATGAACCCACCATGTTTCCCCAATTTATAACCTTTACATAAAGGAAACACTGTATTGGTAACAACCTTGCCACCATATTCGCCGTTAAGAACACGGACTTTTCGCATAATAATAACCCTCGTTTAACGATTCACACTACCACTATATATATGATAGTCTCATATGGTAGATCTGTCAACCGGTATTTCTTGGTGTTTTATTAATGATATCAATGACTTACAGAAATTTTGGGAAATGTCCTAAAATCAATGACTTATAAACCTAGTAAAATCAATGACTTATAAAAAATATTAGAAACCTTACTGATTTAAGGGTTAATGTCCCACCGTAAATAAGCGATGCCGCGACTTTTGTGTGGTATTTTCTTCGGGTGTTAGGGTAATTGCTAGATTTACAGCAGGTTCTATAGAAGCAGTATCTTCTCCTGCTTTTGGCTCAACTGGCATTTCGTCTACAAATTTATAATGTAATTGTCGTTCTATAGAATTTCTATGTCTATTACGACCATCTCCTTCCCCTTCAAATTCTGCCACAGCCTGCCGGCCTGCTAATTTGCCTTCTTTCATTTCTCGTAACTTCTTTTTTTGTTCATCATCTACAACAAAAAGATATAAACGTTCAGTTTTATCTTTTACAGTATATGCTACTAATAACGCATGTGATGTTTTATCTATAAATCGTTCTTCATGCCATACGTATGTCCATTTTCCTGCAGGTTGTTCGTATCTAGGTAATCCATATATAGAATAAATCCATATCATTGAAGTCATAATAAGAGTAAAAACTACGGGCGGTGAAATCCATTTAATTACAACATTAACATTTTTGCTCTGACACAATGTATAAACACACATTGTAGAAATAATAACCGCTGTAACAACAAGAGTTGGTGCTGATACTAATAATGTTTTTAATATGTGTTCAATCATGGAGGAGCCTCTGTTGCAGTTGTTTCTTCAACTGTAGCACTTGTTAGGGGCAATGCTTCATGATCAAATGAAACAACACCACTCAAAATCCAGTTTGCCTTTTCATAATTTACATCAAAAATCTTTCCATCTTCGCCCATCATGAAATTAAATGCAGTTAATTGTTGACCTCGTTTTGTTAATAGTACTTCTTGACTAGCCAATAATTTAAAATTAGGTTTGTTATCATATAATTCGATGAGTACTGGAATTTCAGCAGTTTCTTTATCCTTTTTATTATACCAATGAATATTAACTCTCCACTGTCCAGAAATAAAGCCACGAATAAAAACGAATTCTTGATTTTGATATACTATTTTTCTTTCGCCGTTTATTATTGCATAATCGTTTGACTGACCTAGATCATCTTTTTCTAAATTAGTAAAACCTGCTTCCCTACTTCTATATCCTATTTTTTGTCCCAAAGGATCACGTACCCATAAATCTACATCATTTTTATCTTTATCTGGCCATGTCATTTTAATAACAAACTGTACATCGGGATCCATCTTTTTTTCTGTAGTAGGAGGTGATATAAGAATAAATGCTATAATGAATAGCATAACAAAACCCACAGTTAAATTAAAAAGTAAATCTACGAATGCAAATGTGCTTCTATGTTTCCGCCTATCCATTTCACTTCTTCGGATAAGCGCCGGATGTCTTTTTCGTCGGCCCGGAATTTTCGATATTAATCAATTGAAACTTAATTAATAGACTACAAATAAGACCCAACAATGTAGTAGTCAATGCTGTACTCATTCCTACAGCCAATTGACCAATTGCTCGTTGTAATGTTTCAGTTTCTTCTACATTAATATTTAGAAATGCTGTACCTAACATCAGTAGAAAACCTGCTACTGTTCCTATCATACCAACAGTAATACAGGCTTCACTAGCAAACCATACAGGTTCAAGATTTAATTTTTTATTAGGTTTTTTATACTTAAGATAAGAAAGTTGACCACAATAAAGAGATATGAATATGAAACTAATTAATATAACAAAACTGAGTTTTGTAACATCATTATTCCATAACCATTGATGTAAATTTTCATATAGACAGTATCCACCACTAAACGCGAGTAAACCTGTAAAAATCCACCATCTCCAAAAAACCATATATTGTCCTCAGTGGTCTCATCATAGTATCAAACTATTATAACTATTTATGATGAAACGTCTGAGACTTTAACGCGGTTTATAATGGTTTCTTGACAGTTACTGTACTTACTTTTACCTTGACTTTTCACAAAACCAGCAAGAGTAATAGTCTTTCCTTCGAGTATTCCGGATATATCCGGGTCACTGGAAAACCAAAACTTAACAACATTCTTATTATTTTCTAACCCGGTTACCATAAAGATACCCATTTTCTTAACAAAAGTGATATCAATTATGTCCAAAGTAAACATACAACGAGTACCCATCTTACCGACAATTTCACTCGAACTTATTAAGTTGTCGAGTCTGTCCTTAACAGTATCTCTCTTTACTTGATGCTTTTGGGTATTTGGAATACTTGCAATCAATGCAACACCGTACACACCTACCTTTTCGGCAGTGACGTTTTCCATTAATGCAGTTTCAAATTCATTTAGGTTGCCACCCAACTTCTTCATAGTAAGTCGACCAGTTACATCATCTACTAAATGTACTGCCGCTTCTCGATCGGAAGTAGTAGGTTTTATTCCTTCTCCTTCTTTATTAAGCAAAGAATGAAGGACAATAGTTTTATTATCCTTTATTACTTCTTCTGAACCGTCGTCATTTACCTTGGTGTAACCCTGGCCACTACGAACAAATCCTTGCATATTGTCAACTGCTATAGCAGTGGCAATAACGTCAAGGGTGGGAAATTCGGGGTTGGTCTTGTAAACCAGTCTTGATGTACGTCTCATATCCAAAAAATACCTTATAGCCTTATTCTATACTACTATTATAAAGTCTGATTATTTGTCTGTCAACCATGAATTCTTACTATTTTCTCTTAAAAATCAATGACTTACAGATATTTTTGGATTCTCTTAAAAATCAATAACTTATATTTCTCTTTGTTTTCAAAGACCTAGGTCTTCTAATCCAGCAGATCGCAGTTTAATTATGTTATTAATCTGGAATTGCTTGGCATCTATTGCTTTAGTGAAGCCAATAAACTTGTTTCTAACCAATGCAAATTCATTGACTAAATGCTGTAGATCTACAACATCTTGCTCACCATCAATATATTGTTGGACATCACGTGAAGTTAATTGTCGTTGATAATGTTCTAAAAATTGCTTATATTTGATTGAACGTAATTTTCTTAATTCAATATTGAGGTGTTCTAGAATGGCTTCTATTTCTTGTAGTTGGCTAAACCGGTGTTCTACAATACCGGGTATATCTCTACTATTTTTTTCTATATTACCTGCAAGGCTTATTTCTATTCTTCCTTGCTTTAATTCTATTTCAAAATACTCTATAGCCTTAACAATGTTGCCAAGATCCTTTTGTACTGCTCTATACCATTTAGACATACTTAATCAAACTCTTCGTCTTCGTTCTCTTCTTCTTCGGCCATGTAATTAGTTGATAGTATCTTATCCAAATCAGAGTCACTTCCAGATAACTCATTTACCATATCTTCTATATTATAAATTTCTTCGGCCGCCTTTAAAAAACTTTCAGCGGCATCTTCTCGTTCTTTTGCAGTAATAAACTGTTTAACACTCGACCATAAACTTACTAGTTCTTCTGCATCATCGGTATACAAACTTGACATATATTTTCTCCGGATAGTAAAACATGTATTTAACTATTTTGGAAAATATCCCTGTCCCCCAATTCTTCTATTACAAGTTCTAGTTTTTCGGGAGTCCATTTTTTACGGAACTCGCTTATAACCTCACCTTTTACTTTAGTAGAAGTATATTGTAGTTTATTTCCAGATTTAGTAAACACGCCTACTTTTTCAAATAAGTCTACTAATCCACTATAAGGATCCATTCCTGAGTCATATGGTATTTTGATTTGAACACTTTCAAACGGTTTGGCATATCTACTTTTTACTACTTTACACGCCGCACGTATACCTCTTATATCACTAATTTTATTGCCTTCACTATCTTCTTTAAGTTTAAGTTTCTTCATTGCAACAACAATACTAGATGCATATATAAACCCTTGTCCGCCACTAATTTTATCATCTGGGTCAAACATGTCCTGACTTGCATACGTATGATTAGTACAAACAAGACCTATATTAAGACTACCGAACATATTAACACAGTTACGAACTAATGCTGTTAATGCTTTGGGTTTACGCCCCATATCACCTTTAAGATCGCCTTTATCAAATTGGGCAACATCTGTGGGTGTTAATAACATACCCAACGAATCAACAACAAATAAAACTTTAGGACGATCTTCATGTTCTAATTCTGCATAGTTATCTTTATATTCCTTAATGAAGTCACTTAAAACTTTAGCAACATCATCTATCATTGCTAAATTCATTTTTAATAACTTATCAGGTGATGTATCAACTCCCAATGCATGAAGCCATGCTTCGTCTAATGCATTTTCCGAATCAATTAAAATAACAAAGACACCTTTTTCTTGTGCATTTTTTACAATGTTGCCTGCACAAACAAAACTTTTACCACTACCACTTTCTCCAGCGAATACTGTAACTTTTCCTAAAGGTATACCCTTATGAAAATCATTACTAATTAGTTTATCGAGAACTAAATTTCCAGTGGAGATCCATGTATCTGGATCTCTAAATCCTACACTTAAACCAGGAACAGATTTTGTTACTGTTTTTCTAAATTTACTTACGTCAAATGGTCTAGCCATATATTATCTCCTTAAAGTAAAGGGGGGTTGCCCCCCCTTAAACAATCGATTATGATTGGCGCGAGCGGATCATTTTTAAAATATCTTGAGCACTCGGCTTTGCACCTTCTGTTGTAACAGGATCTGCGGCAGGTGTTTCTACTACAGTTTCTTCTGTTTTCTCAACAGCGGGTTGTGGAGCAGGAGCAGGTGTACTTGCCGCTTGAGCGGGTTTTTTACCATTTCCATTGTCCACGTTTAAACCAAACGGACGATAATGTTGACCAAATCGATCTGGATCATAAAGTTGACCATCTACTGATGCTTCAAACATTTCGAAAATAACTTTAACGTCATCTTCACTTGGACGTCGTGGCATAAAATCATTTAAATTAAATAAACCATTTGATTCTATTGCTTGTCGTTCTTCTTCATTTAAACTACGGTCACGACGTGCCCAATTGGATGTAGAATAATCAGCATACTGACCTTGTTGAGTTTTAGTCAATCTAAAGTCTGTACCTTGTTCGTAATCTGTTGGTATTTCTACAAAATCTGGGTCCATCAATGCGGCCGCTATAATTTTATAGATACTTGGATTGATTACAAACCTACGAATTGGATTTTCTGGTGTTTCGTCTTCAGCAAGAGGATTTTCAATAACAAATCCTTGAAATAAGTAAGATCGCTTTTTCCAATACTTTCTAGCAATATCTTCCATGGATGTATCTTTAAACCATGGACGAATTTCTGCATGTACTGGACAAGCATCTCCCCACATTTCTATACAAGGAACTTGAACAGTCACTGAACGACTTTCGTCGTGACCTTTAACTCCCGGAAATGCTAAACGAATCATTTGACGTTCCCGCCAGAAAAAAGTGTTATCTGTATCACCATCTGGTAGGAATCGTAATGTTGCGGTTGTGTTTTCTGGAATATTCCAGAATGTATATATTGCGTTGTCTCCAGTACCTGTACCGGGACCGCGGCGGGTTTCTTGTTCTAATAGTTTTGCCCTAATTTCAGCCAATGTAGCCATAATATTTCTCCTTTAATGTTAGCCTTAAAATTTGCCTAAGTGTATATACTCTCATATACAGTATTAAGTATACACTTTATTATTTATCTGTCAAGTGGTTTT